GGCAGTCTTAAGTTCTTTAAGCCACTGTACTTCTTTTTCACCCATGACTGCAACACCAAAACTTCCACCATCCCATGCGGTGATAATATTGTCTTTATCGCCTCTGGTATCGGGATGCTCGGCATTCCATTTGGCATTCCAATTAAGACTTTCTTTCCAATTGGTGAAATCATGTGGAACATGATTTTCATCTTGTTCCTTAGTATGCCACTCTACGCCCGTAAATAGTATGGCGTATTTACCTTTAGCCAGTTTAGTTGTGCCCTTAACTACAACTTCTTCTCTGAAAATAATTTTCGGAACTTTGGTGATGGTACGATTAGCAACTCCCATATTCCTCTTACTTGCTTCGGGCATACCACATATACGTTTAAGGTCTTTAATACCAAATTCGTGTTCGGCACAATAATCGTATCCAAGTGCGATTCCGATGAATTTACCTTCTTCCACTATAATTCCGTTGTCTTGACTTGCTTTTCTCATTATGTTTTTTATTTATTATACGAAGATAATCAGATTTTGTTACAATTATTCAATTTCTGGAATTCTACTATATAAGAACTCCATGTCTTGAGTAAATGTAGGACATTCATCACTAACCCAACGACTACGAATTACAGTTGAAAAGCAATCTGGTTGTGGTGTCCCTTCTGGTAATTTAATATCAGGAACTACCTCATAATTTTGTTTAAATATAAACCTACCCCTTTTATGTTTAGGGTCATAGTCATTCCAGTTAATACCTTTCTGAAATATCATTTCCTGCATGTCACTGGTGTTCTTACCGTGCAATTCTTTTGCACTATAAAGACTTTGAGCAACACTTGAGATTGAGTTACGAACCGTGTCTACTTGCCTCCAAATCATATAGTTAGCAACCTCGGTTTTTGAAGGGATGGTAAAAGTACGTGCATCGAATTCTGCGAGTTTAAGTTTTCTAACACCTTCAAACCATTCCCAATTAACTGGGTCAGTCGTATTATTATATCTTTCATTAACATAACGCATCCACCTCAACTGATTAAATTTACTGGTTGCCATACTTGCACTGATACTTACAATCTTCTGGATATTACCATCAAACCAAGCATCGGTAGTCAGGGTATCAAAGTCTGTTACTAAGATACTGATTTCATCAGACTGTACGAAGCCAAACTTAGCACCTTGGATATTCTTGCAAAGATAAATTGCAGTTTCATCCATGTCTTGGATAAGACCTGCATCAAAAGGTCTTTGTAGTCCACGTGTATAGGTTTTAAAAGCCTTGCCATCGACCCGGATTATTGTGTACGTTCTACGTGGCAACATAATTCGTGTTCGATTTTCATAATTGGATTTCATCCTTTCACCAAGTGCATCAAATTTCATTGTTTTACTGTATTACAATATGTGACATATTGATTCATTAATACAATTGCTGATGAAAGTGGAATATTAATTTCCGAAAGGTCAACACCATCCTCTTTACAATAAATTTCCTTTGCAAATTCTTCTGCGGTTTTCATAATTTTAGATTCATTTAAGGTTTTACATAATTTTTACATTTCAGACAAGTTCCACAACCACAAGTAACTGGTTCAATATGTAGTGTACATGCAACATTACCCACTAAATTTTTCTCCACGTCATAGCATTCAATTCGCATTAAGTCATTAGAATTATTGCGTTTTTTACGTTTAATAGTTAATCTATCACCTTTTAAATAACGTTGATATGCCACCTCAACAGTTTGTGGAGATTGCCAACTCTTTGCAAAGTTAGCAAATTCTATCATATCTTTTCTACTATATCGTCCCATTATTTTAATTTACTTTGAAGTTTTTGTTTAAAAAGTTTAACTGTCATACCACCAATGGCTTTACCAACTTCTTTACTCTCAACGATTTCATCCCTGCCTTCACGATAAACATCTTCAATCATTGCTTTGATAACATCTGCCATTGCTTCCATGTTAACATCAGCAGGAAACTTTTGAAGTACATGCTGTAATCTCATCGGTGTAACCCATTCTTCGGCAATTTCTTTAGCATCACTCAAAACCTTAAGTTGTTCTGGACTTACCTCACGCTTGCTTTTGGTTTCCATTTCTTCATCAGGTTTGTATTTAACAATTACTCTATCGCCATTATTAATACGCATTTCTACAAGTGGTCTACAAACAATACCTTCACGTTTTTTAGGTTCAATAATACCATTACGAACTGCTTGAACACTTGGTTTATCCCTTTCAGCAGTGAGATTTTCTAAGCTAACTTCAATTTTCACATAATCAACGAATTCAATATTGAATTGCTTGCATACATCTTCTGCATTCGGCACGTTAAGCCAGTAATCACCAACCTTTACATCAAAGCCGATAAACTTTGATTGTTTGCCATAAGTATGTGACATACCCTGACATTTACCAGCATAGTGTTCACCAAATATAACAACATTTTGGTCAGGAAAGATTTCTTCGAACTTCTGGATTAAAAACTGTTCATCGAATAATGATAGAAATAATTGATGATTTTCGCCAGTGAAGTAGTGAATTTTTTTCTCATCTGATTTCCAGCCGATGTGTGCTGAGGTCCCATGAATTTTTTCGAGGCAATACGCCTCTTTAAACAAGAGGATTGTCTGCTGTTTGTAAAGGTTGTCGATGTGTAAATATCCCATGTAAGTAGTTGATTTATAAGTGTTTACGTATTTGCTTTTTATGTTTTATTCTTTCTTTATCTTTTAATTCTTTGCCGTTTCTACCCAGATGATATTTTTTACAAACTTTGCATCGGTACTGCACTACTTTATGTATTACATGGTCTTGTGCATTGACGAACTTAGCAAATTCAATTGCTTCATCCTGTGTATCAAATGCTTTCTTGGGTTTATACACTGGTTGTAGATTTTCATCATATCTCTCAAGCGTCATGCAGTCCATGATATACGTTTTAATTAAAAAGTCCGTTTCATTTATGAAAGGACAAAGTTAGGTTTAGCGATAACTTTCCTTTATGTGGAGAACGTTTTTAGTTTTTCCAGTGGCATATTATTCCACAATTGTGTTGGTATTGCCTAATTCCAACTCGTCTTCGTGTACATGGTTGGAATCGAACCAACACCATAACGTTCTTTTTCAGGAAGCGGGTCGACATCGCTACGTTACAGACTTTCTTGCTATGCTGTACTCCAATAACAGCCACATGTACAATTTAATGAGTCTTTCTGCCCGTTTCCACACGGAATGTTATTATTGTATTTATACCTAATCGTTTATGCAAGCATCGAAGAGGTCTGTGATTTTCTCCTGAGTTCCACAGTGGCTGCTATCCCCATGATAAACGCATAACATCATCAAACAAACGCATCCTTTGGAATAGGACTGTGAGTGAACCGACTGTTTTCATAGTGAAGGCTCTTATGGTCACTCCCACACTTATAACGCAGAACTCACTGTTTGTTTTTCAACAGAAAGACTTAAATCTTCAAAGAACTATTAAGAAGTATGTTACCTACGACTGGTTATTATCACACGTCATTTTCACCAGTTCGGGAGTGCTCGCTTATTACGCATATGTGATATCCTCTGTAACATACCAATATTTTTAACAAAGATATATAATTTTTACAATAAAACACTAATATATTTTAAAGAAATTTCACTGACTTCCATTTCTTTTTTAATAAATTTTTCCAGTGTTCTTATTCTGTCAGCATTTTCTTCTTTGAAGTAAAGTTTAAGCAATGCCAATAAATTCGTTGGTGAACCGAGTTTGTTACGGATATCTGCGCCAATTTCACCTGATTCCAGTACATCAAGTTCAACCATTTCATAATAATTTCTTTTTAATTGTGAATTTCTTGTTCTTTCCTTATTCTCATTATACCAAATTTTAGCCTGTTCCTTATGTCGTTCTTTATTATTTTCAGTCCATATTTTTTGTCGTGCTAATATTTTAGTACGATTTTTTATTCTACTTCTTTTGGAATGTTCTTTAATCTTTTCTGGATTGTTTTTACGCCATTCACGTGCTGTTTCTGTTCTTCTCTCTTTGTTTTTGTGTTAAAATTTTCTTATTCATCATATCGAATTCTTTCTGCAACAGGAAATCTTGGTTTACCATATTTAGTATAACCTTGATATTTTACTGTAACCATTTTACCAATAATTAACTCTGGATGCTCGGCATACTGAACTAAGTCATCTAATTTACCTTTCATTTTTGCATCAAATGTCTCGTTGTTAGGGAGTTCAAAAGTAAAAACCGCCTTACCTGCCATACTACCCTTAGTACCCACTTTCACTCCAGTAACTTTAAACTCATCATCGAGAAACTCTTTCACCTTCTGTAAATCATATGAACGTTTATTCACATACAGACCATCCATATTCCTGACCATACACCCTTCATAACCTTCTGCAAGGAAGTGTTCGAAAGCCATCATGAGTTCATCTTCGTCATTAACAACAATTGTTTCAACGATATGAACAGGAGTTCCAGCAAATAACAGTCTCAGTGTTTCGAGTTTCTGATATCTCTCGTAGTTAGTTAAACCACCAACTGGAATGTCATACACATGATATTGAATATTTTCATATCCTTCTTTTGGTTCGTCTTGACGAATAAGACTTGATAGTTCTTCGAAATTAGTACGGTAGTTGTGGTTATACAACTCACCATCAAGAAATGGTAATTCAATATCATTAATACTAAAAACCATATGTATTGCCTCTGAAATGTGAGGTGCACTTTTTATTGGTTTACGGGTTCTACTCCATAATGAAATTTCATAACCATCTGATTGTGAGACACATCTGTGCCCATCAAGCTTCGATTGACATAAGGCAGGATATTTAATCTTGTGTCCTTGTTCGCTGAATTTATGTGCAAGTATTGGGAATACTCCGCCTTCAATACAATCATCAGTTTTACCCATTTGCGCATCCTCAATACTCTGAACATATCCCTTTTTAAGTTGTTTTTCCCAACGGCTTTGTGCTTGTGCAATTGCTTGTTCTAATGCAGTTGTGGCATTTGCCTTGCCAGTATTTTTACCCTCAAGCACTTTTTCAATACTTTCTTGGATTTTACCACCGACCTGACCGTAATTATTCACAATTATTGGTTCATCAACAATTGTATGAACACGTACACACCATTCCTGAATTGCACCAGTACTGGTTTTCTTATAGAGTTTTGGAAACTCCTTAATCAGTTTTTCAAAATCGTTTGTTATCATTTTTATGTTTTATTGATTATACGAAACTCACATAAAATTTGTTACAAATTAATTAAATTTTTTAAAACCAACTTGTTTTTTCTTATTATGAGTATATGAATTCAATTTCATTATTTTATCAATACAAAACTGCTTTATGAAATCTAATGGCTGACCAATTAATTCATTTACAAATGTATCGATATCTTCTTTCGAAAACAAATCACCAATCATTTTTTCAACTATGATATATATATCATTTTTATCGTGCAATCCTTCAATATTTAAAACATATTTAAATCTTGATGGTCGATTTTTTATTGCTTCTGGAATTTCACTAATATGATTTGTCGTTGCCATAAACATACAATTATCAATGCTTAGATTTCCATCAAGAATTGTTTTCAATACAGCATCATTTCTATTTTTTATGTGTTCATCAAATTCTTCAAAAATGACAACAATTGGATTATTTTGAATTTTTCTGATTTTCACAATAAAATCCCAACATTTTGACATGCTTGGTGAATAACAATTCATGTGAAAAACAATTGCATGTTTTTTAGAAATAGCCAAACTACTATAATATTTGATTATCGTTGATTTACCAGTTCCTTCTTTACCAAACAATAAAATACCTGTTTTATGATAAAAACCCAATAATGATATTTTTTCAACAACCGTTTCATTAAAAAATGAATCAAATAAATTATCAATTTTTTCCCTTTCTGGAAAGTTGTGAATTTTAACTGTTTCAGTATTTTTATTCACATTTAGAACAACACGACCTTCAGGATATGATTCTAAATAAGTAATATCGTAAAAACCCGCATCAAGACACTTATTGGTTTTAATTGTATCAAACATTGAAAATGATATCTCACCGTTTTCAAGATAATTGAATGATTTTAAATCGCTTGTATTCATATTTTAATTAATTATTTTTATTTTCGATTAACCCACCAACGCCATAGCGAAGGACAAACATCAAATATAAACGAACTTATTTTATATTTAATGACATTATTCCAAGTACCTGTAGTACATCTTGGACAATTTTCATCATATTCTTGATGTGAACTACAGATAGAAAACCAAATTTCTTTTTTTAATCCCTTACCACGTGTTCTCATAAGTTTTTATTTAAAAATTCTTTAAATGCACGATATAACATATTAGGATATATATTATGGTCAGCAAATCCATAGAGTCCACAACTAAAGAATTCATGACACTCAATCACAAACGTTTTTTCATCAAATACACCAACATCTAAAGTATATGCTATTGGCGCACTTTTATATTGTTGAATCATCCATGAAACGTATTCAATATTTGGAAACATTGTGAAATCACCACTATAATTCTGTAACCCAACGAGTTTACCTTGGTATACAAAACAACGCCATTCACTTTCAATTTGAGTTAGTTCAGATATTTGATAATTTCCAACAGGTATTGGTACTGAATATAATGTTCCTTGATTACCAGTATCATGACATTCTACTATTTTGGTAAAATGTTTTATTTTATCATTACTCTTAACAAAAAATCTACCAGCACAATTTTCCAACGATAAATGATTACCATTAAAGATTTGTCGATTTGCAAATCCAAATAATTCCTGCGGTACGTTAATCGGCTTCGGGTATATATTATAAAAATACATGAGAAAATCGGTAACGAAGTCCACACTACCCACAGGCACATAGTCCTTATGATAAGGTTTAAATGGATTGGGGTAAATCATGTCAGGGTCAGTTATCTCAAAGGTATCGGCAAATTTAACTACGATTTTATCCTCTGGACTTAACCATTTCTTAAATCTAATGGATTCAAGCAAGGTAAATGCAAAATCATGTCTGATTTCGCCATTGATTTTTTGTATTAAGAATTTCATGTTATCCTCTCTCGTAATTAGGTTCAATACCCCATTCAATAAATTGTCTTTGTACCGCACATTGATTTCTACTTGGTAGATGGTGCATATAATCACGTGAATAATAAAACCAACAATCAAGATTTTGACTGATTTGAAGAATTAATGTATCAACAGTATCACCTGTCGTAACGCCTCTGAATTTTAACTGCACATATTCTCTTGCATCTTCATACCACGAAGGGTCATAGGGTTGATAATAATATTCATATTCTCCTTCAACGGTATCGAAGAACGGGTAAATTAGTTTCGAAATTTCGATTACCTGTTCTTTAGTTAAATCCTTAATTGTTTTCATTTCGGTTCAAAGTTTTTATCCAACCAATATACAAGTGGTGCTCGGTCTTCATCACCACCATACATTTCTTTAACATATTGTTCATGACTTTCATCGAAGTCAGATAAATTATACCACCAACCTTCTGGTTTAAATTTTTCCCATGCCCGTAGAGCTTCTGCTTTAGACTTAAACACAATGGTTTCTTCGCACATCATCACTGTGATTGCAATTGGATTGAAACCTGCATTCCTAATTTCATTAAGAAATCTGCTATTAGGTGTACCATATGTATTAACATGGTCTGCGTACTTGTCGTCAAATAATTCCATTGTTTAAATTTTGTCGTAAATATAATTATTTTATTTATATTATCAAATTAAATTTTATAACCAGTGTCGGAATAACATGGATATTCTATATTAATATCACAATATCGTGCAATTTCCTTGAAAGTTTTAGTAGTTAATTCGCCACCAATTGTTACAGGAATATTTTCAGGAACTTGGTCTAAACAAGTTATAACAATCTATATGATTTATACACGGGTTTCCAGTCACCGATAAAAATATCGGAAGGTTTATTTGATTTAAGAACCTTGTCAATGATTTCGATATCAGTCATTGTCTAAATATTTATACCTTTATTATTAAACACTAAAAATTCAAAATTAAATCCTTTGTCCATAATTGATTGTTTTTTAAGTCCAATTAAATCAACATTTAAATTCATAGTATATTGTGATTTAACTTCATATATTGTATTTAGCGAAATTACAAATATATCTGGAAAATACCTACAATTTTTATTTTTCTTGTTATTATAGAACCAAAATTTACCAATTACATTTTCAATTTCTTTATTTCCAATAATAATATCATCTTCCAATATTCCACGATATAATAAATATTTTATTGCGTGTGCTTCATAACCTTGAACCCTTACTATTTTACCTGAAGGTAGTATATATTTCTTACTACGAATACCACTAATATATTTTTTGTCCATAATCTCAGCGATTTGACTTATATTTGTGAATTCTATACCATATTTATTTTGAATGGTTTTCACATATCTACTCATTATAATTGGAGATTGTGATGGATAATCAACATTATAATTTTTTCTACAGGTCTCAATTTTTTTTAGTTTTATAACTTCAGATTTCGATATATTATCAACACCATAATGTTCCAATGTGGTTTTTATTTTTTTATTTTTTATTATGTCTGATTGTGATATGTTATCAACCCCATATTTTGCCTGTGAACTATTTTTCTTACTGAATTTTACTGATTCAATTTTTGATATATTATCAACCCCATATTTTTCAACAATTATTTGTTTCGTTTTACTCATACGACATATTATAGAACAAACAGGTTTTTCTTGCATTCTAAGGTATTGACCAAACGGAACACTAAAAATTTTTGAACATTCACTACAAACACATTCAACATTAATTCTACTATTAGGACATAATTCGGAAGATTTAACATTAATTATGTCACATAACTTATTTAAATTTATTAATTATTTTTTCAGCAATTTCTTCAGTTAATCCAGTTTCATTATATGTTTGAAAGAAATCGTTTTTATGTTCCAATAAAAAATCCGCATCATCATCAATAATTGCGAATTTAAAATCGATATTTTTAATATTATGACGCATTGATTTGAAACTACCATCATCTCTATAAGTTTTAAATTCTTCATCACGTTCAGGATTTCCAATCCAAGGATATACCACATTAATATCTAACCATTGCTTAATTTCGACACCACGAGGTATTGATAAATGAATTCCCTTTTGAACATATTTATATGCTCGAATTGTTTGACCTATAATATTTTCAGGATATTTAAATCCTCGTTTAATGAAAATATCTCGAATCCATTTTAGGTTTGCTTCATCACTACCCAAAGCATTTCTCCAAGATGACGATATTACAATTTCGGTGTTAGTTTCTTCAATAATTCTATTTAGATTATCGACACATGTTGGATGAAATTGATGATAATTGTCGTCCATTTCTGGCAATATCATTGAATCATAATTTACCATGACTCCGTCAATATCAAGAAAAATTATATTTTTATATTTATTGAGTTCGGGAGTTATCATTTTTGCCCGTATTTAAGTTCTTTCTGAATAAGAGCAAGATTTAGTTTAGCGTTTTTCAAACTCATTTCGTCATTACGAATCTCATGTTCAAGTCTTTCAGCTTCATCTAATAAAATTTGTTTGAATTTTGGGTCTGTCGATTTTATTACTTCAGTATCATCATTACTGTTTTCAGAAATCCAATTTGGAAGTTCTTTATGTATTGCAGTGCCAACATTAGGAGAATACATGCCAGTGCAACCCGCTCTTTTATATATATTATCTATATAATCTTTACTGCGAATCAAATATCTTACTGGGAATTCTTCAAAATATCGATGTTCTTCTTTATCAATCATCTGTTGTTCTTCTTCAAACGTAATAACATTTGTTACTTCTCCACAATATGATTCGAAAAGACTTTTAATTTCATTTCGAAATTCTTCAAGTTCTTCTTGATTATCAAAATAAAAATCATTTCTTAGTTCCCATGTAGCAGGATTGATTCCAACAGTGGGGTCACCATTTGCAGTAATGTAAAAGCCTTCGACTTTCATAATCTTTTCAATATTGGTTATAAATTTTTTGTCATCATTATCGTATTGACTGGTACTTCTATTACCATTTATATTATATGACCTTAAAATAAATTTTGCACCAGCTTCAAAACATTCTATTGGTACGTCTTGGTCTAACGGTTCACCCTCAATATTTTCTTTATAATAATGAATGGCAGCTAATTTAATAAGTCTTTTATCCACGATATCAAAAATTATTTCTGCAAATATAGTAAAAGAATTTTAATTCCAAATGAAATTCAATTTATTTTTTTCGATATATCTGTAACAAATTTAAAAAATTATTCGTATAATTGCAAAACATATATAAATAAAACTATGGATTTAAATCTGATTAGCGATTTCGCAAAACATGCCCACAATAAAGCAAATTGTGAATATGACGGTAAAAATTACTATGTTCATGTTAAAATGGTTGAAGACGGCATCGACAAATACGCAACTGTTTTTAACTCATATGAAGATTATCATATTGCACGTGCTGCTGGTAGTTGTCATGACCTTATCGAAGATGCACAACTGACCTTCAATGATGTTGCAACTGTTACAAACAAAAAAGTGGCACGGGTTGTACTTGATGTTACTGACGTACATGAAGAAAATCGTTTGTTACGTCATTTATTCACAATGGGTAAAACAGTAAAAAACCATATATCAATCATTGTAAAAATGTGTGATATGCGTGCTAACGCTCTATATAGTAAGGAGCATGGAAGTCAAATGTATAAAAAATATGTCGAGGAATACGAATATCGTAGACCAATATTTTTAAAAGCACTTAAATGGTATGTAGACGAACTTGATACAGAAACTCTTACCACATTTTGGAAAGAACTCGATGAAATACATGGTTATAAAAAGCAAGTATAATGCTTGCTTTTTCCATTTATATAAACTATATTTACAACCTTTATTCAAATTAAATAATTATGGTAGACTGGGAAAAAGAATTAAAAAAATACATTGCAAAAAAAATAAAAAATACCATTGGTTTAGATGTAAGTCCAGCCGAAATACTGGCAATTAAGGTAAATACTGATATAGACTTAACTTTATTAGAAATCGAAGACCTAGCAATGGTATATACTTTTGCAATTATGGGAGAAGACTTTGAACACGCTAAAGCTATTTCCGATGAACTTAATACAAGGAATTGTGAAATTAAAATTGACATCAATGATTTAAAAAAAACAGGTGTGATTAATATATATAAGCAATCCGAAACATCAGTTATATGCGATGTTAAGCTAAAAATCTTACCATCTGGTATGATGATTGATTTTGATGAACAAAATTTTTAAATAATAATTATAAATAATAAACAACAATGGAAAATTTAACAGTAGAAACGTTTAATGAAAAGGTTTTTGATTATACAAATGGTGGTGAATGGGAATTCAAAGGAACTAAACCAGCAATTATTGATTTTTATGCAGACTGGTGTAACCCATGTAAAATGATTGCACCAATTCTCGAAGAACTTAGCATGGAATATCCAAATATTGATTTTTATAAAGTAAATACCGAAACCGAGAATAAACTCGCTTCAGTGTTTGGAATTAGAAGCATTCCTTCAATTCTATTCGTACCGTTAACTGGTCAACCACAAATGGCGATGGGTGCTTTACCCAAAGAAACATTTAAAAAAGCAATTACTGAAATATTGTTATTATCTTCCGATGGTATTGAAGATGCTATTGATGTAAAAGAATAATGGAAACTAAATTTTACATATTTTTGGATATCGATGGTGTTTTAGCCACCTCACATCAATTCAGCACCAATAGAAAAAAGTGGCATCCAACATATGATTGCTATCGTTTTGATGAAAAATGCGTTAAAGTTTTTAATTCTATAATAGAAGAGGTAAATTCAATTATCATACTTTCAAGTGATTGGAAACATCACTATAGTATTGAACAAATGAATGAAATATTCGAATGGAACTCTGTGAATGCCGTAGTTACTGATATTACACCAAAGCTCTGGGGAGTTAAATTTACTTCACCCTCACAATTACATGATTGTCGTGCTGATGAAATATTGAAATACGTACACGAACACGAAATTCAAAATTGGATTGCAATTGATGACTTAGATTTAAGTCCTTGGATAAGTCCCGAACATTTTGTTAGAACTCCAAAAGTAAGTGAAGGAATTAAACAATCGGGAATAAAAGATAAAATTTTAAATATTATAAACAAATGAGTTTATTTGTAGTTGATGTAGAGTCAGATGGTGGATTATTAGGTCATCATAGTATGGTATGCTTTGGTGTGGTTAAACTCACACCAGAACTTAATACCACATTTTATGGGAAAGTAAAACCCATATCAGAACATTATGATAAAAATGCACTTGCAGTAAGTGGGTTTAGTAGAGAAACACATGAAACTTTTGATGACCCACAGAAGGTTATGGAAGACTTCGCTAAATGGCTCAGAGAAAATAGTGTGAGTAAACCAGTTTTGATTTCAGATAACAATGGTTATGATTCCAGTTGGATTAATTATTATTTTTTAAGATTCACTGGTAGTAATCCATTTGGGTGGTCGTCAAGAAGAATAGGTGATTTGTATTGTGGAGCAGAACATGATTTATATTATAAATGGAAGCAACATAGAATAAGTGCTCACACGCACAATCCAGTTGACGATGCGATGGGAAATGCGGAAGCATTATTACATCTATTTAAAAAACATAACATAAAATTACCAAAATAATAATCATATTTATGGCAAGGTATAAAAAAGAAACATCAAGAATTACTGCTAAATTTATTGACAACGATACAGAAGAACTTCTCTTCGAAGTAAATGACCGTAACCATACCAATATTGGTGAATTATTTACTGATTATGTAGTTAGTTCATTAGCTGAACGTGAAATAAAAAAAGGCATAGAACCCGATGAAATCATGGTAATATCCGTTGGAATATTCAAACGAGTTGATTGATAATCAGACACAAACCTAAACCTTTTGCACGTATCATTAAAATACGTGCATTTTTTTGTAACAAAATTTCAACATTTTTCGTATAATGGTTGTAACAAAAAAATAATAATATGAAAACACTATTTAAATTTTTATTAGTTCTTGCACTAGGTGCTTTTCTTGGATACGTATTTTTTAATGAGATTAACACCAAACTTGAAACCCTTTCCAATATCGAAAGACTTCCTGAAGTTAAAACAGTTCCTGAACCTGAAGTTAAAACAGTTCCTGAACCTGAAGTTAAAACAGTTCCTGAACCTGAAGTTAAAACAGTTCCCGAAGTCAATAAACCAGATATTAACTATCAAGGCACGTGTCAAGGTACGTGGGCAAACTTTGAGTATCAATCAGAACACATAACAACATTTTATTTAAATTCTGGCAGTGTAGAAGGTAGAAAATCACTTGATACTCTTAGAATTAATAATTATATTGATAATTTTTACGATAAAAGTGTAAGTAGATTAAGATTATCAATATACTCGTTTGTCGATGCAGACCATAACTTATATATGATTTCATACGATACCACTATTACAACAACTGGTTATGATAAATATGACGACATAACTAAGAGTAAGACAGTTGTTGAATCATGGCGAGATGGTTTTTCATTTGATTTAATTTTTGAGCACAGTTTAGATATTTACACTTCAAAAAGAAATCTATATCTATGGCGTTGGTCGGACAATAAGTGGGAAATTGCAAGTAATGTAATTCAAACCGATACTTGGACTTCAGAAGTACGAGAAACGAGTAGCGATAAAACTCTTGGTAGAAAACAATCTGCCGACACTTATTTCCCAAGACAAGAGGGAGCAAATCTTAAATACTTGGGTGATGAAGGTGACACATATGTAAAGGAATTCGATAACGGTGAGGTTGAAATAAAGATGATTTGTAATATTATTGGAAACGGTTTTATTCAAGAATGGTCAAGAATGTATTATAAAATACTGAGATTTACACCAAATGGTGATGGTACATACAAATCAACACTAATATCCACAAACAAATGATTAAGGTAGTTCCATACATAAAAACAATGGGAAGCGAGAGATTCAAAGAATTTCTCGCTAAACCCTTCAAGCTTGACATGTTATATCCAGTATCAAGTGATAATTCTGAAAAACTTTTCGATGGTTGGCGTGGCAAAAACATGGTTAACTGGCATAAATTTAGTAATGATGATAAAATCTTTCTGGAATTCTATCCAACATATTATACGATTAAAAGGGATGTTAAGGATGGAATCACATATATGATGTCAATACCAGTAACTATTGATGATTTCATTAATGATATGGAAAGATTTAGTGTTCAATTGTATTGGACTGATTCTATAGACTTGAATTTCGAACCCAAAGAATATTTAAATAAGAATGGTATTCGTTTATATTTCACCAACTTATTAACTAAAATGGAAAAGTCACACGAACTGCTTCAATAAAAATTTGCATTTTTAAAAAAAATACTTAACTTTGCCGAGATGAATAGAACTGATATTAAAATATGGTCAAATATTTCATTTAAAACTTGTGCATATCGTAAAAATTACGATTTAATCACAATTAATGAAAATATAATTACCGAATACGATGGGACTGTTTCATTATTAAGAATCAATGAAAAAAAATCACCATTAATTATTGGTGAGTATGGTTTTTCTGTTTGGAATATTGAATTAGCTAAAATGCTTAAATTCAATCTAAATAAATTAATTGCTGCACATAATATCGAAGATATATATAAAGAACTTCGATTCGTAATTAAAAATGGATTGATTGATATTAATGATTATAAAAAACTCGTATTAATACATTCACTTGTATTGCGTGCCGATTCTCGTAAACACGAAATACCTGAAGAATTTGTTGAAATGCTTTATAGGGATTTCCATGCAGATAATACATTAATAATTGCACTGGTGAAACCGTTTCAGAATAACGCAATCAATTTTGACTATTATTTTAAACGTAAAACGGTTATAATTAACAACAAAATTGGTGATGTTAAGGAGAAAGATACTATCCCTGCATCCGAGTATTATTCATTAAAAGAATTAGGTGATAAGACTGATAGGGAATTTAATGAATATAAATTGTTTTCAGTTGCAACACGATGTGGTTTCGGTAGAATTGGTGAATCATATTTATTTAGATATGAACCAACCAAAACCATTGATAGATTGATGGATAAGTTCAATACACCTGAAATAATTTAACTTTTTTAAAATATAAAGTATTTATATTGACAATATGAGTTTAAAAACAAACATACCAATATTGATTAAAAACAAAATACCCCGAAGTCACTCTATTGGTAGCGGTTCTAATAACCTGCTTCTTATAATACCCAGAAAATCAAAAATTTCTGGGTATTATAGTCTTAATAAACCACATATCAACAAAATCCAGAAAACATTATCAATGGATAATTAATTGATTTTCAGTAAATAATACCACTAAAAACCTAAATCATGAAAAAAATCATCTTAACATTATTATTACTATTTGCAGTATTCAGCATTGGCAATATTATTGATACCAAAGCAGAATTTTCGGATGAAACAATGTTGAATCAAATAATTGAGCAAAATAAAATGATGAGTGAAAAAATTGTTCAATTAGAAAAACAAATATATTTGAAAGAACTGATTGGATATATTGAAGCTAATGCAGAAATCATAATCCCAGAACATTTTGATTCGGAATATATTGTGTACGTGTACGATATTTCAACACAACACAGCATACCAATTAGAACTGTGTTTAGATTAATATATATAGAATCTCGTTTTAAAGAAACTGCATTATCACCAGTTGGTGCAAGTGGTTTTATGCAATTAATGCCAGAAACACGTAAAATGTACTACAAATTACTTAATGTAGATACACTCGGTTTAGAAAGGAATAAAGAAGATATATACATCGGTCTTAATCTTTTAAACGATTTACATGATTTTTGGGTAAGTAGGGGCAATAGTAATGAATATTCGTGGAAATTGGCTATTGCTTCCTATAATGCTGGAAAGGGTAATGTACTTAAGTACAAGGGAGTACCACCGTTTAAAGAAACACAACATTTCGTAAATTTTATATATAAAGTACATTCAAACCCAGAATTTTTAGCTAATTATTCCAAAAAATATGAAAACACAATTAAAAACAATTCATAATGAAGAATTTTCAGATAATAGTAGGACATTAGGTGTCCTGCTAAATTATTCCGATGAAGACCCAAACTGGAAAGATAGTTTCATATTTATCTATCATGATAACAGATATATATTCTTTCAAACCATGTACGATATGTTTAATTATATGCTAAATGGCACACGTGGAGTAAAGCGTGCACTTATGTCTGAAGAAGATTTTGATAAATATGATGATGCAGAATTTATTGATGGAACATTTAATGATGTTCTGGCATGGGTAGATTAGAATTACTTTAGTATTTATTCATATGAATACTGAAGTCGAATATAAAGCAGAAATGTTGTGGAAGGAGCTTGACAATGAAAAACGTGTCAAATTACTATCATATTTTCAATTCTGGGATGGTTTAAGCAACTATCTATATGAATACCTACCAGAATCCTTCAAAGTGATATTAAGGAATAAAATCACCAATAATTATCCATATTGGCTTTAATTAAAATTTCTTTGGAATTGCCTCGAAAACCTGTATACGATTCGAGTCAAAAGCCGTTTCATATCCCTCATTCCACCAAACAAGCATTTCGTTTTTATTAAACAACATAGAATTCTTGCTTAATTTTCGTGGTAGCCAATAAACAGTAACCTTTGCACCCTGTTTATTAAGTCTTTTAATCTTATCGAATAAGTATTCAAATTCTATATCATGTCTCATTGCGTTAATACTTGTGTTTACATTATCAACAAGATTATTAATAACGTTACCCTCAAGCTTTTCTTCAATACGTGTTCTATGTAAAATAATATCAATTTCTTTATATCCCTTCATCATCAATTGGTCAAGTCCAACTAAATCAGTTAATCCACCATCACTCCAATTACCAACATGAAACCTTCCCGTAATATCATGCCAACTTTTTTTAACTAAAGTTGTGAAAAACGGAAAATTTGCACTACACCACATCCAGTCTTTAAATTCTTCATGGTCTTCGGTTAATGAACTAAAATAATGTATTTTAGAAGGAATTTGTGCAAAATTTTGTGTACCGACAAGAATCTCGATATTCTCATTTTTTAGTTTATTAAAATGTTCCAAAGGAAAAAACTTATCGATTGTTTTTCTTAATGCATTAGAGGTGCAGATATTTTTTTCACCTAATAAAAATGTCATTATTATTGGAAACTTCCTAATCTTACCTTTCTTAGAAAGTGGCATCCCCTTATACCAAGGACAATCAAAAATATCACCATTACTAACCGTAGTATATGCAGTTTTAAGTAATTCCCAGTCATTTAATCCAACCAGTGGTGCTAATAAGCTACCTGTTGATACCCCAATAATTGTATTGTATTCACCATTAATTCTCTCCAAAGTACCACCACCGAATGCTCCCCATGAACCCCCACCAGAAATTAATAACGCTTTTTTCGTTGCCATAATGCTATCTATTGTTTTATAGTAATAAATAGAAAAAATAAAGCAAATCACTTCTGATTTGCTTTGAATATTGAGAAGAAAATATATTAAAATTTATAACTTTCTCAACTCATTAATTAATTGTATAACAAGATTCGTTTGGGTTGCAGATTGCAACGCTATAAAGTCCAATGTTTCCTTCGAATCGGTATTAATATTGTTCCAATAATATTTAGATAATTCATCAAGAGGTAATAGGTCAACAGACTTTTTTAATTTAAGAAAATCTGCGATAAGCATTAATGGCATGTTATCATAACCATTAAACTTCCAAACATTCACAGTATCTACAATTCCAGATTCCCAAGGCTTAATACTCAAACTTCTTCTAAGTATCGATGGTAATTGTCGTTTCGTTGCATCATCACCACCACCATTTAATAAAATAAACCGTTTTATTAAGAGCGGAATATCGTAACTAATTATATTATGTCCACATAGTGGTGAAAAATATGGTGGACTCGATTTGGTTGCTGCACTTGATAGTAAGTGAAGTTCAGTCATAAACGTTTCAATGACCAATCGTTCGTCTTCATTACAGATTTTTTTAAATTCTCTTTTTAGTTGACCATTTTCCATATACAGATTTGCATATGTGATAGCGAGTATTCTACAATACTCTGGATAATAAATGGCATTTTCTTCATATACAGTTTGTGCACTCGTGTCTTGACCGTAATTATATTTGGTTTTAGTTAAATACAACCAACGCTGATATAATGGTTTGTTTTTTTCTTCAAGGTCTTCAAGCGTAGGGTGTTCCAAAACAGACTTAATGTTGAAAAACAACATTTCATATATGCTCGATGCATTAAACACTTCATCAAATAACTGTGTTGCCATATTCTATAAATTAAGGTTAATAATGACAAAGATAATTTAATATTATTCAATATTAAATAAAAAATGAAAAAATTTCATAAATGAAGACCTATTTTCTTTTTTGAGCTGATTATAAATGTCTTGAACATCTTCAAATACATATGATTTCAGTTCATCGGCATTGTATATTTCATTACCATATCTGATTATATATGGAATTAATTTGTTTTTTTGAAGTTCTTTGTTTTTCTTTTTCCTTTCGATTTCCATCAAAAGCGATTTTCCACTTTCTTCGATTTCAAAAAGTGTTAAGTTTTTTTTTCTTTTAGTATCTTCCTCAAGATGTTTAGAAAGGGATTCTAAATCAATATCATCATCAGAGTCGATAATTTTCATGTTCTTATCAATTGACATATTATTCCAATGATAATTGATTGTTAGTTTCAGTACTGTTTACAACCTCACCATCAGATTTTAATGTTCTGGGTTTTCTTGGTTTCTTTTCTACCTCTGGATGTAAATTTTTAACAAAACTATCATTAAGATGTCTAAATGAATTTTCCTTTAATTCATCAAGTTCTTTATAGAATTTTTTTGCTTCTTGTTCTAAAACACCTTTCATTTCAGCCATCTTATCGGTGAACTGTTTTTCTTTTTCGGCAATCTTTTTGTTAGTCTCAATTATTATTTCAACGAATAGAATCAAGTCATCGATAACCACTTTTGTGTTCTTCGGTGCAATTTTAATTAGTTTACCCATTTCAGTTTCAGCTAAAACTTCACAACTAATATCATTATTTTCATCGAAAACCCAAGCCTTCGGCAATCCAATTTCTATTTCCCACCATCCTTTAACGGTATTTCGTATAAACGAATGAATATATCCATCGGTTGGGTTTAATGCTGCTTCAATTATTTTCATTATATAATGTATGTAAAAAATATTGCTAATGATAACCAGAATAAAAGCTTTTCAACTTTCGTTAATACGAATCTGGCATCCGTCTTTAAAACAAATCTTCCATACATTTTAATGCCTAATTCACCAAGAACATAAAGCATGAAAATGATGGAAGATATGAATAAAAACTGATATATTTCAGTTAATGTTATCATTTTTACTCTCCATGAGTCTGACCTTGATGAACCTTACCTTGTGGTGCTTGTGCTACTGGTTCGCCTTGTGGAACATTTGCTGGTGCACCACCTTGTTGTGGTTCTTGGAAATACTGTGCAACTAACCCAATTTGGGCATTGAGAAGTGCAAGATTCTGCAATCTATATGACATTGCATCAATTTTTTCCTTATAATTCATATTAGGTTCTTGCGCAAGACGCACTAATTCAAGTTCTTCATAATACTTTTCGTTATTTAATTTGTTAACGAGGTCGAGTTTCAAATTTACCATAATTTTAATTTAGATTAAATAAATATAATTTTTGTAAAAATAGTGTTTATAAATACAAAATGCAAGAGTTTTTAAACAATTTCTAATATATTTTTCTCTTGATTTATTGATTTATCGTATATCTGATAAATTTCAATGAGGATGTTTATGATGTTTTTGTTTTTTTGTTTATCGATTTCAAAAATCTGTTTCCAAAATTTTTCAAAATGTTGAATTGTGGTGTCGTGAGCCGAATTATTCTTTGCTCTATAAAACTGGTGATAATAATATGTGTAAAAATATTCTTTCAATGCCATATTTTCACTAAAATCAATACCTTCTAACGCAAATTCTGCACAGACTTTATTAAAACACCACTTAAAATGGTTATAAATGTCTTCGTCTTGACTAAGACTTTCATAATCTATATAATAGTGTTGAATATAATACATCAGATTTAGTGCAAAGTCTTTATATATTTCAACCCTGTCTTTGATTATATGATATTTTTGAGTATTACCCATTATTATAAAGATTTGAGCATTTGAATTAATTCGGTTTGTGGGTGGCAATTTTCATTAAATAAATTTAAATTAGAAAACAACACTTCCTTATTATAAAATTCATCTGTTGATAATGAAACATCCCATCCTTTCGATTTATATGATTTATTTAATGCTTTAGATATTGATTGAGGTGATACACCGACAATAGTAGAAGCATGCGATATACTAAAACAATAAATACTTTCGGCATTATTTGTTAGTATAATTTCTTTACGATTAGGTAAATTAATTTGACGAATAATTTTTTCAATCAATGTTTTTTCTCTTCCAAGACTGGCTTCAGTTAGTTTATCAATTAACCATTGTGGTCTTTTTTTCCCATACATACCATTATTACATCCAGTGCTACTATTGGATATTTTCAATAATGCTTCTGCAGTATGTTTTTTATTTAACATGGGTGCAGACGAATTTAATGCAATGTTAAACTTATTCAAATAATTATCCAAATAATATTGTTCACGTGTTAACAAATTTGAATTGTCACATTCATCCAAAATTTCAAAAATTAATGAATTTAATCCATATTTATTTACAAAATTTTGTAAATGTGCGTTCCCATGTCTATTATTAGATAAATCTCTTCTATGTTCCAACCACCTTCTATTAAGATTGACTGTACTTCCAATGTAAACTCTATCATCCACAGAATTAGATATTTTATATACGTGTCCCATATTATGTTAGTGATTTCAACATATTTATAAGTCTTTCATCGGGATAGCAATCCGATTTATCGCTTCTGAATGATGTGTGTGTCCAAACACCCGCTTTTCCCGAAAGTGCTTCTTGTGATATGTCCCACATATTTTCATTATAATTCAAGGGAATTTTATATTTTTCACCCCAGAATACTAATAGTTGTCTAACTGCTTCAATTTGAGCATCTGTATATTTTTCATAACCATAAAAACCCCTATATCCTTGGTCATATGTTTGAACATTCGTAATTGGTTTAACTGCGGTATTTGCAATGAATTTCTTAATGTCTGCATCCCATTTTGCGGGATACCACAACCTATTGTGCCTAACCAAACCACCCCACGCATCCATTTCAATTCCAATGGATGCCATATTCAACGCCTTGTTATTTGTAACACTTATACCCAAATGATATGCCCAATATTTACTACTAAAACATTGATATATCTTACCATCCCAACCAACAATAATTGCAGTACCAATTCTATCAGCAGTGCTTCTCCACCAAGCTATGTCACCATCAACACCCTGTCCACTAACCGTATGATGTAACACGATTTGTTTTTTATCTGTCTGTTCTTTAAAATATTGATTATCTGGAAAATCGACAATTATAATATCATTTAAATTCAATTTTGCTAATGCCTGATTTTCTTTATCTCTTTCTTTTTCCACTTGTTTAATTGAATCAGTTGAATTAAACAATAATTTCATTAAACTTTTCATGATACACGTTTTCACATAAATACTCGATAATTAAATATAAAACAAAAGGGGTATTAACTCAATAATACCCCCTTTTGTTTAAAAAATAATTATGTTTATCCGTAAATTTTTTTCACTAATAATATATATCCAATTTTTGTAATGCCAAGATGTTTTGCAATTTTTTTTATTCTTAAATTATTGAGAAACACTGCACTGAATAAATATAACACTAAAATTGTTAATAGTATTGCATAAACAACAACAACTGTACTTACAAACGAATATGATGCGTTAAATATTGAGCTGAAAAAACCTAAAAGAAAAAATGTCAATAATATAAACGTAATATTATTTCGAAGTGACATATTCTTTTTTTCCGTTTCTTTTGAAAAATACTTATATGCAAACCGAATCCAAGCATTTGGTTGATATTTCTTTTGTGCGCTATCGAACTCTTCTTTAGTTATTTTATTAAAATCATTCATATTAAAAACCTCTATTTTTCTTAACGTTATTTGTGTTAGTGAATGTTTCTGGTTTATAACCAAGTAAATGTTTCATTTTATCGACTTGTTCATTTACAACAGGTTTTCCAGCTTTTTGTGTGTTTTCATTTAATTTCTGAACAGGATTTTTAACTGCAACAACCTTTTTACCATCGGTATAAAATTTATATGCGTCCAATATTTTTGACATACCCTCGTTGACAATTACTTTATTGTCAATACTCTTACTAACATAACTGTTTCCAAGTCCAGTAAAATCTAATGTAGAATAACTTTCATTAAGCTTATCAGCAGTAACACCACGAACTTCATCAAGAGTAAAATCAATTAAACGTCTTTTATTTAAAATATCGTGGTATCTACCAGTAATCATTGATTCCTCAATTTTTTTATCATTAACTGGTTGTGAGTCTTTATTATACATCGGTTGTTTACCAATGTCTGCCAATTGTTTATCCCTCATACCCATAATCTTTTCACCCATATCGGCTTTCATACGGTCTTCAAATCGTTTACTTGGTTCATTGTCATAAACCCAGCTATGCATACCTTTACGATATAAATCAATCTCATCCTGTTCTGCTGTAGTTAAATTACGTTTAGGAATTTCATCTCCCTTATCATTTGCACTATCACCAACATTTTTAAGTGCTTCACCACTCTTAGCATCAGTAGTTTTGAGTGCTTGCTTTTCAATATCCAGACCTAATTTCTGTGGGTCATTACCAATATCGGTTTGCTGGTCTTTGTACATAAGTTCTTTTTCAACGTCAATGATTTCTTTAGTACCACTGTGTTGTAAATCCTTTTTGAAGTTGGTTTCATTTTCACTTCCAACCCTGTCTCTTAGTACCAGTGCCGATGGTTTTCTTTCTTCTGCCATTTTCTTTAATTTATCGTGATGAATTGAATATGCATCCAATTCGTTATTTAATTCTTCTAATAAGTTTAGGCTTTCATTAACCTCGTTTTGATAACGATTTAATCCAAGCACATTACTTATTTTATTTCTTACTTCTGGGTCATTTTTTTGTGCCATATCATATTGTTTTGTTAGTTCTTCATCCGAAAGTTTACTTAAATAAGCCATTGATGGTATTCCTGAATTACCTTGAAAGCTAACATCTTGAATTTTTTTCATCATATCATTACGTCTTTCTTTCGAAATCGTTTCATTCATACCACCACTTGATTGCATTCCCATTGGTACACTACCACCTTGGTCGCCAATTGCTTGTGCCTTGTTAGACATCGAAGTCCCATTTGGTTGTATCATGGTTTGTGTTTCTTCCTGTAAATAATCCCCAAGCATTTCCATTGCATATGAGTCTTGTTTCCAATTATAATTTTTTGAATCGAGATGTGATTTTAGATTTCCAGCAATTTTATCTGCCTGACCTTGATTGTTTGATTTCATTGCATAACGGTGGTCAACACTTGCTTTCTGAACAGCTTGTTTAGGGTCTAAATTTTGATAAAGGTTTGAAAGCTGATTTTCTTCTTTAATTTCGTTACTTTCACCCATTAAATCATCAAGACTATATCCATCTTCAGAAAGTCTGTCGTTTACTGCTTCTTTAACTGACTTAATCACTTCTTCATACGACATTCCACCGTTTTCATTAAGATAATCCCACATTGAATTAGTATCAGGTAAATCATCCCAACTCAATGGCAATTTTCTATTTGCAAGTTGAATTGCGACTGCATATAATGCTTCTCCAGCTAAACTTGGAAACATTACTTTCATTAGTTTTTGACCCGCAGCTTTCATTTGTCTTAACTGGTCTTTAGTTGTTATCATATTTGCTTGTTGTTCAGCAATATTACCACGAAGATTAGGTTCATCCCATTTCCTTGTTTGTATATCGTTTTTAATTATTTTTTGATTCACAGGGTTCATGTTGTTAACAGTACCATAAGCTTGACTATTTTTTGAAATAAAATCAGCATCGCTTTGTTCGTTCAACATTTGAATATATTTTTCAAAACCTTTGGGGTCGGTTAAATAATTACTTTCTTGAATAATTGTACCACCCTGCCATATTGGTTTACGCATTGCTTTACTTTTACCACCTTTGGTTAATTCACCTGCACCCCATGCAGCAGGACCGACATACGCACCAGATGATGCAGAAGTTGTGGTTTCCTGTACCTTTTTCTCATATCCCATTGCAGGAGCGAATGCACCCGCACTACCTGCACCAGTAGTTTCTTGAACATCATTCAATACTTCAAGATTATATCCTTGTCCTTCAAGTTCAGCTTTAAGTTCGGCATATTCTTCAGGAGTTGCTTCACGACTTTCGGCAGCATAATCTGGATGAACTGAAGTGTGTTGTCCTACGTGTGCATAACCCGTTTTATATATTCCATTATGTGTTTCTTCTGGAAAATAAGCAAAAACGTCCTGATTTTCAGGGTCGGTTTCATTAACCAGAAATTGTACTTTAGTTGCTGGCTCACCACCTTCAGTGAGGTCAGGCTGTTTTGGTTTAAAGGTTGGATTCATTTTTTTTATTGTTTCTTGACCAGCTTTTTTCGCTTGATTTATACCGCTTTTGTCCCTTCTCTTCTTTTTCTTAGGAACAGCCATTTTATATTTCTGTAAATATTTTGGACTATTTAAAACATAGTCATTAAATATCATGTTTTGAATGGTTTCGTTATAATGATAACCGTATTTTTCTTCACCATTTTCTGCCATTTCATTATATATTGCAGTTAATTTAGGGTCTGCAAATACGAGTGATTCCATTTTAGCCAAGCTAAATATCTTTTTCTTTAATGATTGCTCAACTTCTGATAACATAACATCAACTTCATTTAAATTAACAGATGGTGCATGTGTTGCCATACTTTTCATAAATTGTTTCTCATACCCCTTAGACTGGTCGCTAATAGGTTTTGAAAGTGTAGGTTTAATATCTTCTTTAATTATTTTCATTATGTTTCGTTATTAGCGTATGTCAGACTTCCAAAAGTCACGTTTAATCCACATCATTTTATAAACAGATTCCATTGCATTTTTTATAATGTTAAGAATTTCTTCTCTTGATTTACTATTTGAACCATGAAGTATTTTCTTTATTTCCTTATCAAGAGAATCTTCAATAAAATTCTTTATCTCATCGTTCACTATTTTCTTAACATCTGTATTATCCATACTATAGTTATCTGTTGTTCATAAATACTTATCGAACACAAAAAATTGAATATAAATGAAAAAGAACGTATGTAATACCACACACGTTCTTTTATTTAACAAATGTCCCCCACTTACGAGGTATATTACTTGGTTAATAAGTACACTCCACCAGCACCAGTTGCAATTCCAGCACCAATATATATTATTTTTTTACCGTTTTTGTCAAACCACTCACCAAATTTAGATTTTGGTTCAGTATTAATTGTTGGTATAGCATAACTATTAATATCAATGGTTTTATAGAATCCATTTGAATTTGAAACGCTGAATGATATCGGATTACCATTTTTCTTATCGTCTTTGTAACTGAAACTAATAAATTGTTTGTTGGGAAATTGTAATGTATCAATGAATAATGTCGGTATTGCTGTTTGTGGAAATGGAAGTACGTTTCCAACAACAAATTTATATAATACCTCATAATTAACACTATCAATAGTTTTCTTATATAAATCACCAAATGTTATTTTTTTGTTTGTTGTATCAATAACAGGTTTTGTGTTAAGCATCAAATTAGTTATACCAACATTTGCAGTAATTAATGCTGCTACAATAGTATTGCTTTTCTTATCCAATTCCTTTACTCTAATAATCAATTCCTTTTGAGAATCACTTAACTGACCATACATTTTTTCAAGATTTTTTATACTTTCTTGAATAGTAAGTTTTTCTGCAACAACTTCGCCATAAGAATTTTTATAAAATCTAATAGTATCGTTTAAAGCATTGTTTAATTTAACTTCTGTTTGATATTTATTTTTCCATTCTTTAACTATGGTATTCTGAACCCACATGCCCAATATTAATAGAATTGCCAAAACAATTGCCCAGCGATTCTTAACTAATATAAATTTCCAAAATTTTAATAATATTGTTTTCATTTCTAATTATTTTTGTATCATATTATCTCGCCAATATTCTTTAAAGATATCATAATATGTTTCAATTAATTTAGCGATTAATTCGTTTTTCGGTGCATCTGGTGAAAAATCTTCAAGTGGTTCAATTTCATATACACTTGTACTTTCATCAGGCGTTACTGAATAAACAAACGCCATAACACCATCAACTTCACCACCCCAGAACACCCAATTATCATATACTTCTAAAGGAACAAACTTAGCACTGATAGTAAGGTCAGCATCTTTAAAATAGCTAATAAATTTATTTTTTTCTTCCTCTTCATCATAAATTGTTTTCTTACTAACTGGTTCTACCACCTTTTTGGTATCATCCACAGTATTTTCCTCATTTAATTTACGTGTGATTTTAAGCATATCTCTCATGCTTAAATCTTTTTTTGGTGTGCTGGTTTCCATTACTTCGAATTTACCTTCACGAATTCTTTTCATAAACACACGCATTTGATTTGGAGTACTCTTACTGTTTATATTATTGTCCATGTTTTTGTTTTTACATATAAATACTTAGATGAACTCATTACGTAACATTTCGTTAAATTTAGTAATATCAAATAGTGGATTGATATCACTACTATCCTCAATATAATTACTTCTAAAGACGATACCTCTGAATTTTTGAGTTTCTTTATGATGATGATGAAAATCAATTAATAGTTTTGGAATACCAAATTCGTCACAAAGAGTTCTACACAATTCAACGGTACTCAGCATCTGTTCATCACTAAACTTTTCCCAATAACGATAGCCAAGCCAATTTTTTTCAGAAACCATATTTTCATCACAAACTTCATTAAGCCAATTAATATGTTTTCCAGATGGTGTTTCAAATAAACATCCCATGTTTTCCAGCATAATTGAAATTGTTCGCCTATCCACTTCTTTTATACCAAGAAAATCTGAGTGAAAATTTGGGTCAAAATGTTGATAAACATTACCATTTCTCGATATACTATATGTACACCATTTTTTAGTGTTGCCAAATTCTTTGTGTTGTAATCTTGTGATGTGATGATTATCTTTTCTCAAGCTAATTGCAAGCACAATTTGAGTTTTCGGTGAATTTGTTTTATATCGATTATTTTCCGATATTTTATATGTTTCCTTGTCTATGTGCATCATAATTCATATATATTATCTCGACACCACCTTCAGCCAATTTTTGTAATGCTAATTTAAATCCTGCACCAAACTGAGGGTTATTAAAATCAGGTTCTTTATCACAAAAAATGCGTTTTATTCCTGCATTTACTATCATACCAGCACATTTTGAACAAGGAAACCAATTGACATACATGTCAGCATCTTTAGTAATTTGTCCATGTCGAGCAGCGTTCATGATTGCATTTTCTTCCGCATGTAAAACCCAATCATACTTGGCGGGTCTTTCATGTCTTTCTTCTTTTTCATCGTCACACCCTCTTGGAAATCCATTATATCCCATTGATATTGGATTTTTGTCTCTAACTATTACTGCACCCACTTTTGTACTACGGTCTTTACTCCAACCAGCAATATGGTCAGCAAGTACCATAAACCTTAAATCCCAATTAGTATTACTCATAATATTATGTTAATTTCCACCATCTATTTTTTGTCAATCCTCTTGCTTTCACAATTAATTTCTGCAATTCTTCATAATTAAAATCATCATTATCAAAATCACCATCAATATCTGCGAGGTCATTTTTAGCAAGTTTATTGACAATTTTTAAGGCTTCTTTAATTAAATTACCTTTCTCAAAAGCTTCTACGTCTTCCATCATATTTTTATTTTATATTTTCAAGTGCTCGGTATGCATCATCAAAATGTTCAATAACATTCTGTGCTTCATTATAGCTCATTACAATAAATCTTCTTTTACCAGTTGTAGAAAAAATACCCAAATTATCCATTTCTTTTAAAAATTCGTCAACTAATTTATTCGAATTCTGTAAAGTGGTTTTTTCTGCAACAATTTCTTTTAGTTCCATTCCACTAATTACCCTATCACCAGTAGTTAACTTACCATCTTTATACACAAAGGACAATAATGAACGATATCTATCTTTTTTCTGATAAATTTTTTCAAATTTTTGTTGATTAAGCACATATAAATTATACTCATACCATTCTCTAAAATAAACACCACCAATAATAATTGCTTCTGCAAATATAGCAATAATTATGAATAAAAAAATATTTTTTGTATCTTCTGTTGCATTACCAGCAATGGTTTTATTAAGACCAGTTTTTAGTTCTTCAACCCTTTGTTTTAACTGCTCGTCAATTTTATTTATTTCAGCTTGGTTGCTTTCAATAATTTTCGTGTTTTTATCAATACTTTCTTGATAATCCCTACGTACTGTTGCATAATTGATTGGTGTTTGTGCCAAAGTATTACGCAAATCATTATTTACGTTTCGCAATGCTTGATTATCTACTTCATATACCTTCTTTTTATTCTCATATGTTATTGCAAGATTATCTTTTTGAATATCAATCGTTGTCATTGCCACAGTATTTTTAACTGAACTCGTACTTGCAAGATTTTTTGCTCCAACAAGTGAAAGAAAAAAGCTTAATGATATTATTGCTAAAGATATGGTTAACCATCCAAGTAATGAAGCACTTATTTTTCTACCACTCGCAACAAAATCAGATGAAAAGTTTCTAAATAAATATCGTTTTACTATTTCAAATATAATGAGAAACGTATTTGCAAATATAAAAGCTAATACCGTACCCCACATACCAGATACCAAATTAATGGATATTGCCTTTAATAATGCAGGGTATAATAAAAAATATGCAAAAAAAATTGAAACTAAGTTTCCAACGAATGAAAAACTATATAACCATTTATCCAATCCCTTATTATTTCCTTCGAAATCTTTGGTGCTAATCTTCTTTCTTAATTCATCATATTTCTTTAAATCCATGACACAATTTTTTACATAAATAGTAAAAAATATGTTTTATTCGAGTATTAATGATGATATACCGTCTTCATTTAATTCAACACTTATCAAATAATCGGGGTTTATTTCGGCATTATGCTCAATAATTAATATTCTTTTTGTGTTGGTTTTCATTGTGTGAAGAAGCTCAACAAATTCTTCTACACTATTCTCATCCAATTTACCCATAACTTCATCCAATAAAAATATTGTTGGTTTAGCTTTCACATTGATTTGGTTCAATGCAAATTTTAATACAACACTGGAGAACGTTCTTTCTTTACCACTGGCACTAATACAATCAATGACGGCTGTAGGTCTATTATTATATACTAATTTGGGTCTTAAATCATCGATATCAAGCCATACTTTAAACGGAACTACGCTTAATATGCTTTCCAACGTCAAATTAATTTTAGGTATTATATAGTTCACCAACATTTGTCTTGGTATTCCATCCCTATGAACACATTTCTTATACAATTCCATAACCATGTCACGATATTCTTGAAGCTTAAATTCTTCAATCAATATCTTGTTATTCATTATTTTTAATTGTTTTTCACCAATTTGTGTTTTTCTAATATAAATATCTTCCCTTTCACTCGCCTCATCTGTTTCAAGTTCAGTTAGTCTTAATTTAGCTGCAGTAATACCCTTTTCAATCTTTTGATTTTCTTCAATTTGTTTTAAACTATTATCATAGTTATCGATTTTTTGTTGAAGAATCTGGATGTTTAGTTTCTCATTTTCAATTTTAGTTGGAATCTGGTCTAATTCAATTTGTAATTCCTTCCGTTTTTCAACATCATTCTTATCATTGGTAATTACGCCAATTTCCTTAAGAATGTTCTCCATTGCAAGGGAAAGCTTTTCAATCTCACCATTAATTCTCGCAATCTCACTTATTTGAGTATTAATAATTTTCTGATGTTTCAATTTATCAACATTTTCTTTAGCCTTAATCTGGTCGGCAATGCTGAACATTCTTTCTTCTTTTTCCTTAATAGATTTACTTATATGGTCTTTATGTTCCTGTTTCTCAATCACCTGTCCACACTGACTACAATTTTTACTATTTTTAAGGTCGGCAATTTCCCTTTTAAGTTTAACACCCTCTTCTTTTAATCTAAAGATATCACCATTGATTATTTCGATTTTATGTTCTTCATCGGTTTTAATTTGTTCAAAACCTTTTATTTCTAATTTAAAATTATATTCATTCGTCTTATGCGCATCTTTTTTATCTGTAAGTTTATTTAGTTTCTCAACATCATAGGTTTCTTTTAACGGCTTAATATTCTCTTCAATTACTGCTTTACGTGCCCGTAAATCGACTATCGCCCTATTATGGTCTCCTATATCAGCTTTGGTATCATCTACGTTTAAATTGTAAATTTCGGGGTCGATTTTAAATAATTTTTTTGTCAGGTCTTCAACATATTTTCTTCCCTTGGTTATATTCTCCTGAACTTCTGGAAGCTTAATTGTTTCAATCTGATTTATTTCACCATTTAAATCAGTAATTTCTTGGGTTAATATTGCATTAAGTTGAGTCGTAGCTTCAATATTACAGCTAAGTCTTTGTTTTTCATTTACCCTTTTATTAACAACTTTCCAACCCTCAAGTTTTTTATCGAAAATATCCAACCCACTATCGAATAATAGTGAATCAATAAAAACAGCCATATCATTTGACAATATTCTATTAAGTGTATCACTTGTAGTCATAACGATACGCATAAAATTATCGTATGAACCAACAATATTTTCAATTTTTTTCTGAGTTTTTACTCTACGGTCTTCATCCAATTTATCTAATGATGTTTCATCATTCATTTCATCATCAGGTGTTGAAAGCATATAATAACTCAATGTTGTTGGAGCACCATTAATTGTGCCGTCTCTTGCCACACTAAGTTCGGTTTTCTTTTTTATTCCATAATATTCACCATTTGCTTCAATTACTAAATATGCATCACAAAATTTTGCACCATTTCTATTATTAACAAAACGCTTATCACCAAACTTCATTCTTGATTCCGTTTCAAGTGTTTTGCCAAACAGTACATATGAAATTAGCTTCATTATTGTAGTTTTACCCGCAGTGTTTATTCCAGTAATCTGAAATAAACCATCCATATCACGCCAATCAATATCAAGTTTCTCATATGACATGAAATTATTTCCACCAAATTTAATAACGTTCCACTCAACACTAACATCATCAGTTACATCGATTTCACTTAAAATTTCTTCGTCAAGCGCAATTACATCAGCAATTACACTTTCCTCAACACCAATTTTAGTTAAAAACTCTTTAAATATTTCATGTTGAACTTCTTTTGAAGTAACGTTTTCCAATGTAACATTTTCGCTTACATCAATTTTCTCGGTTTCCAGAAATTCGTTTTTATGTGAAAAAACAACATTAACATTATTGTATTTGGTTTTCACATATTCAATTAGTTTTCTTTCCGAATCTTTACTTCTTGTTTGTGGTAATGTACCCCAAACAAATCTAATTTTCATGTGTTTTGTTGGATTTTCTATTTCGAAATCCAAATCTTCGAAATCGGTATATGGTGTTATTTTTACGTTTTTAAACGAATAGTCGTTTGCAATAGAAACTTCCTCAACACTGTGATTCTTAACGTCCCATAAAAGGTAACCATGAAAATTCTCATCACCCTCTGTAACATCCTGTGCAATTAATGAACCACAAAATCCTTTTGTTTTAGCTTTATCAAAATACTGCATTCGATGAATATCACCGAAGAACGAAAAGTCTCCTTTGAAGTCACTGATTTTATAATAAGATTTACTACTCATTTCAAAACCAGTTGTTGATTTACAACCAGTAATTGGGTCATGAAATAAATCAATATAAACTCTTGCATTAGATTTTCTATTGATTTCAAGTTTTCCTTCTTTTGTTTTCCACGGATTATTATTTTTTTCTCCATGATGCCAAACAGCCCAAGTCACATTTTCATCATCAAAAAAACCTGTTGAATCAAAATAAATAACATTTGGGTTATGTAGGGTTTCCACAATAGCCTTAACACTATCAACACGCTTTAAATTCTTCTTACGACAATCATGATTCCCACGAGTTACCCTAACAGGTGCAATTTTACTTAACGAATTTAGTAAATTACTCGCCATAATTAATTGCTCACCCTGAAGGTCAAGATAATCATGAACCAAATCACCGACAATTACAATTCTATCAGGTTTTTCATTGGTGAGGGATTCTATTAAGTTTTTGAATACAATTTCATATTCAGCATTGCGTGTTGGAGTTTTACGGATATGTACATCCGAAATGTGGGCAATCTTTTCAATCATATATAAATTTTTTACAAATATATTTAAAATTATTTAAATATGCAACATTCCGTGTCTGACAATGTTTTAATAAAAATATTAAAATTCTACTGACATTCCGACAGGTTACTAGCAATGGTACTAAATTTGAAATATGTGTGAAAAATAACTTAATATTAAAAACTTAAAAATATGTTAGCAAAAAGGT